ACGTTGGAAAAGATTATTGATATGAAAACTAAAGAAAAAGTCACTGAAGCGGAGATTAAAAATGCAAAGTAACTGGAATAAGTCGTTTGATTTAATGATCAAGAGCGAGGGTGGCTTTAGCGACGATTCACGCGATGACGGCAACAAACTGCCAGACGGTCGCCCAGGCTCAACCATGTTGGGCGTCACGCAATACAACTGGGAAGCGTGGACAGGCCATCAGGTCACGCATGAGCAGATGAAGAAGCTTACGCCAGAAGACGTTAGACCATTCTACAAACGAAAATTCTGGGATGTGTGCCGCTGCGACGAGTTGCCATCACCCATTGACTATCTGGTGTTTGACATCGCGGTTAATGGTGGCCCAGGCCGTGCGGGTAAGCTATTGCAGTCGTGCGTAGATGTGCCGGTCGATGGTGGGATTGGTCCTATCACTTTGGCTGCCGTTGCCAAACAAGACGTAAACGAATTGATCGACAAGTTCTCGGCCGCCAAAGTGGACTTCTACTTGGGTCTAAACAATCCTGTTTATGAGGCCGGATGGCTTAACCGTGTCAAACACGTTCGGACTGCCGCGCTTGGGATGGCGGACTCCAACCAAACTTAGCCCATGTTCTGGCCACGTCGGTTGACGCGGCTGGAACGTACACCCACTTAGGATCGTCGATCAGTGGGCAAGGTAGTTTCTGTTCGTTCATCTTTTTTCTCCTTCATGCATTTGTCGTTAATGTCACACCATACGATGTGTTCGCACCTACAAATTTTGTCCTCCGGCTTGTTAGACTTTTGGACAAAAAACTTAAATATATTCATGTCGGACTCTCCCGTTAATAGAGATTAGCTCTGGTTGCGCAGCACGAGCCCTCTGCGCTGCCTGTTGCATACCAATAGGCGAACGGTACTCTTTGCGGGTTACGCGGTTCACGGGCTCAATTTCCGCAGGGCGCAGGAACTCGTCTAGCAACTGCTGCTCAGTGCCCTTGCCTACAATCTCTTCGATGGCCATCAGGACTCGATTGCGGCTTTGCATTTTGGCGTAGCCCATCTGCACCAATTTAAATCTGGCCATGCCGTAGCGCGCCGCCAACTGTTCCTTAACTAAATACTTGCTTGTCATCGCACAGTGCCTTCAAGTCTGTCTGCAACCAATTTAGCATAGCCCGCAATGTCAACCCAAGAATCGGCGTAATTAGGATCGCCGTTCAGGATGCGCGCAATTTTATGCACGATCATCTCAAGCGCTTCTTTCTGATCGGGGGCGAGCCGCGCCCATCCTTCTTCTTGTTTCATCATGTCTTTTATCGTTTGCGCGATCATCGCGTGGTCCTTAAACAGACCGTAGCGGCGCCCGCGCTCCTCTAGTATGGTGTCCACGTCTTTGGCCGCGGGCAGCGGATGCGCATAGCCGGCTGCGTAGTCACGCGCTTGTTGTTCTCGCACAATGTCGGCGAGTGTTTCGATGTGCTTCATGGGTGAATTGCCTCTTTCATAATCTCAATGCGTTCGCGGTCCGCACGCAGCATGGTGTAGCGCTGGTGCAATCGCTTTAGTATAGACGCGCGCCGCGCGTTTGCACGCTCTTCGTTCAATAGCTCTAAGACGTCACGCTCGCTTAGGCTATGCAGTTCGTTATTTAGGCTGCGCCAGGTTTTCAATTTTTTGCTCCAAGTCGTTAATGCGGTTAGTTACGTTAAATAGCGCGCGCTGAACGGCGTTAGCCTGGCGCTGCCGAATGGTTAGCTCAACCTTTGCTGCTTTGAGCTTGGCTTTGTAAAGTTCTAATCTCTTCATCATATTCCTTAATCATTTGTGCAATTTCAAGTTGTTCTTGCTGGGTAATCAATCCGGTGTTTAATATCTCAATCGCCCTTTCTAGCGTCATGTGTTGCGCTCCCGTAACTTGGCTTCTATCTCACGGGCAACGCCGCTACCGCTCAAGCGTTTGTCATACATTGCAACTTCCTCTTCATTCAGCCCTACCCATTGACGCTGTGCAACATATGTTTGTGTGTCATCGTCATCATTGTTCATGTGCGCTTCTCAATGTTGTAAAACCAATCGTCCCCCGCAGACCATTTGCGGGTGCCATCCACCGTCCAGATGTTGCGGGCAGCTTGAAAGTCAGGGAATTTTGTCTCAGCGGGAATCAGCGACTGGTCATACCACAAGCACCGGTTGTTGGGTTGACAAGCAAACTGCCCATTGTCTAACCGTATCCAGTTAAAACTTTTATGTTCTTCAGCTTGCTCTGTGAACCCAGTGTCAACCTCTAGCCCGTCAGCGCAAAAGTCTACGGTGAACAAGTATGCGCCAAAGTGCCATTGCTTGTCTTTACCTAAAAACTTGACCCCAAGGTTACGCAAGCCAATCTTTTCAATCACCGTAAACTTGTAGCCCATGCAGTCCCAAAGCTGTAGCGTGTCAATAGGCAATGCTTCAGGCGTGTTTGTATGCCAGACATAGGCGTGTATTGGTAGCTTGTCGTAAAGCGCACCGTAGGCTGGTAACAGGCTTTCAATGCGGAACACTTGCCCACGCAGAGCTTTTAGACTTACCCAGATTGCAGGTTCAAACTCGCCGTGACCTTTTTCAAAGTTATACAAAAACTCACGCCGCACAAAGCACTTAATCGGCGGCAATGACGCAACGATGTAACTCATTTCAACGCCTCCATAGCGATGTCAGACACGGCGCGCTTGTTATGCAACGCCGCCCAAATCTTCTCATCAACGGTTTTGTTGGTGAGCAACACGTACACCCACACGTCGTGCTTCTGGCCCGAGCGGTGCAGACGCCCTACGGTTTGCTCGAACAATTCAAGACTCCAAGGCAGTGACAGAAAGACCATCCGGCAACCGCCGTGTTGCAAGTTAAGCCCATGTCCGGCTGACTTGGGGTGGACAAAAAGCAGCTCCACCTCTCCCTTATTCCAGCGCTCGATAGCGCGGTCATCGTCGAGGGTGAGGGCGTGCTTATAGCGGCGCTTGAGTTCGGCGAGCTCTTCCTTGTACGTGTACGCAATAATTGTGTTTGCTCGTTGATTTTCATTTATTAAATCCTCTAGTTGATCAAATTTATGTTTACTAAACCAGATGGGCGTCTGAGTCGTCACAAACTTGCCTGGTGCTAACGGGTTGGGCTTGACTTCTGTGTCATAGATAAACCCCGCGGCCATCTGTTGCAGCTTGCCTGTTACAACTGCGGCGTTCACAGCCTCGATTTGCGTGTCGCCATACTGCAACACAAAATCTTTTTTCATTTGGTTGTATTCGGTCATCGGCATATCGCAGCGCAACTCAACCGTGTGACAGGGCGGCAGCTTATCGGCGTACTCACCAGGCTCAAGCAAGTATGTCGCAGGACGAATGACGTCCATAACCATCTTAAGCGACCCAGGGCGCGGTGCCCACTCGCCATACTCGGGGTTCATCAGCACAAAGTACTTCTGCATGAACGCGCCTTTGCTGCGTCCAAGCAACGATTGATCGACAATCTTGCATTGACCGAACACGTCTTCTAAGCCGTTCGAGGTAAACGATCCGGTCAACCCCCAACGGATACGCATTTTGTCGATGATCTTAAAGAGCGCCTTGAACCGCGCGCCTGACGGGTTCTTCAAGCGTGTCAGTTCGTCAAACACAACGCCATCAAAGTTAATCGTCTGCTCGGCTAACCATTGCAGATTGTCGTAGTTGGTGACAACTACGTCAGCCGTAAGCGCTGCCAACCGTTGTTTAGGCGTGCCCACGGCCACCGCGATGTCAAGCTTAGGCGCCCACTTAGGCGCTTCAACTGGCCAGACGTCGGTCGCCACACGTTTAGGCGCTAACACTAGCCACCGGCGCACCACGCCCTTGTCAAGCGCGTCTTGCATGGCGGTAAGCGTGATGGCCGTCTTACCCGCGCCCACGGGCGCTAACACCATTGCACGGTCATGCGCGTACAGGAAGTCAGCGGCTTCGTTCTGGTAGGGCCTTAATGAAATCATCAATCTGTTCCTTAGTCCATAGACAACTGTAGTTTTGTTTAAGTCTTACCATTTCCGCGGCGAATAACTTTTGGAGTGGTGAAAGCCTGCCACCCTTGGTCTTTAACTCCACGAACCACGTCTGCCCATCGGGCAGGCACGCTATTCGATCGGCGACGCCCCGATGCGATGGCGATGTGAACTTGTAAGTGATGCCACCGACC